CACCAGATTGGTATAAATTACTTATCCAGAGTGGCTGTTTGGTGCGTACACCCACCTTCTTGATGATCCCTTGCTTTGCGGCACGTTTGAATACTCCGCCCAGCGGTGTGTAGTTGTCGAGTCCGTAACCGGCGCTCTCCAGGAATATGATAACCATGTCGGCGACGATATACTGGTGGTCTTTCGCAAGCGCCAGCAATAGCCGGTCTGCTGCATCGCGCCAGGCTTGGCTTTTACCGTCCATCAGAGTCCTCGGTAGTAAATACGAGCTTGTTGTTTTCTTCCATTTCCCGGCGCGAGCTACTACCCTGCCAGATGATGTCTCCGTTGCGTAGGAAGCGGGCGGTCATGACGTTTGTAGCCGGGCTGACGTTTACCTCTACCTCGTCGAACGGTGGGCGCTTTTTTACTTCCTCGACAATAATATTCAGGCGGTGCGCTAATGCCATAAGAAAGTTATTGATCAGGTTGAGTAGCAAAATAAATATAAAGGGCGAGAGTATACCGGCAACAATTGCCAGCGTAATAAGAAACGCCTGCAGTGCCTGATCCATACTAGCGACCCTTTCCGAATATAGAGTTTTTCAATGCTTCGTCGAGGTCTATATCGTCCTCTTTGTACTGAGCGAAGCTATTAGTTGTCTGCACCTTGATAAAGTCCATCGGTTCGGCATTGCACATTTTGGCAAACTTGATCGGGTCAGCGCCGACGGCTAATACAGACTTGACGATTTTATATTGTAGTGCGTTCATTTTTTACCTTTCTTGAGTAACCGGAATGCGGCGTTTAATGCTGCATCTTCGTTTAGTAGGACGCGGCGGTTTTCGGTGTTCATTGGGCTTGTTACACCTGCATCTGCCAATAGCTGGACCAGACTGCGGGCTTTGAATAAACCGATATGTAATGATCGCGAGAGGTAGAATACTCCGGCGTTACGCCCGCGCACCGTATAAATTACAGCCTGGGTAACGTCTTTTTTATGGAGCTTTTTACCAAACAAGTCGCGGTATTGTTTCATCGTTGATCCTTGTAAATAGCGTTATACATTGGCATTTGAAACGGCTCTGCAGTTGCCCGAGCAAGAAAGGTATAATCCGTCAGGTTTTCTAATAGGATCGTCAGCTCTCGCAATTGCTGACGATCAGCCTTCCAGTTTTTGTATAACTTTTTTACTCGGGCAAGCATGATTACTCCTTGACCTCAATTTTACGTTCAGTTGATTGTGCTTTTTTAGCTTTTGCCGGTGGCTGGTCGTCGATAAACGCCTGCTTCAGGTCTTCCGGGTTGGCGTTGAGCATAGCGTCTAGCTCGTCCTCGCCAAGTTCCGGCTTCTCGGTACTAATAGCGGTGGTTGGCTCGTCTTTGATACCGAGCAGCTTTGCCACCTTCTTGTTTGCGTCCCGGTATATTTCAGCCGAGGCAGTCAGTTTTTTGTAGTCCCTGTCTGATAGACCGACCACATAGTCGAGTACAGAATTATAGTTGACCGGATCTTCCGGCTGCATTGCGGCTGGTATACTCACCGGCTCGCTTCGCGCCTCTTTACGTTTACCAAATAATCCTCTAAGCACGTTTCCCTCCATTCATAGAACGTTACTGTTGTGCTTACATCATAGCATAAACTGGGTATAGTTTGTCAACACTATTCTTGAGCATTTATTCGGATAATTCCGAGCTGGTGTTCGAGCCGCTGTTTTTCAGAGGCGAGTAGCATTTGATCCACTGCGATGCGGGCGAGTCTCTTTTTAATGTCCTCAGTCGTCGGACCAGCCTTGCGCTCAAGGTAGTCCGACATGCTGATGACGTTACCAGGTAACTTTTCCATCAAGCCCCAGTGTACCGAGCCGCCCGGCGTCTTTGACTCTCACTCTTAGGTATAGAACCGTGAGTTTTTTGAGTAGTTTTTTCATATTGTGTCCCTCCATAAGACTTTGATGTTTTGGTTTGTATATTTGGAAGGCTCGTCTGCTCCAGGAACTTGGCGAGTGTGCCGCATCCGGGGCATTTCTTTGCCGTCCGCCTTAACACTTGCAGTTGTACCTTATTTAGATCGGTGGAGTCAATAGCATAAGCGCATTTAATATTTGGGCATTGAAATACGGTGCTATGCATTGGGGCTGCCCTCTGTGGGGCGCGGCAGTGGACTGGTATCGTTTAAGTGCGCGATTACAGCGTCGGCTATTTCGTCGGTCAGTCCTTCAGCCCAGGTAGTACGGAATAAATGCTGTCCCCATAGAAAGTCGGAGCTGTCGTCGAGTATGGCGTACCGGCGAGCGCCCGGGTGTCGGTCGAGCCACTCCTTTATCTCAAAGCCTCGGTAGATCATGCCCCATACAGCCCCGCGCTGCAGGTCGAGCGTCTGATCAAAGAACTCACAAACGTGCTCGGCGGCGTATGCGGCGCTGTCAGGGAATAAACGCCAGCTAGACGATAGAACTACCCTGCAGCCGGTTTCAGCCACGATACGGCGCACACGCTCCGCCATAGCGGGGTTTATTCCGATGAACTTAGTGTTGCCCTGGCGCTCCCGGGTCTTTTGGTGGTTGCATACGCCATCAATATCTAAAAATAGTATCTTAAAATGCTCGCGTTTCATTTTTGGTTAACCTCGAACCACTGTGGCTGGCATCCTGGAGGTATTTTATCGAGGTGCTTCTCCGGGTAGATCTCGTATTGACTGCAGTGCTTGCGGTTTGCATCCTCGTATCCGGTCGTCTGCAGCCAGCCGATAAGCGCTAGCAGGCTCATTACCAATAGTAGAAAGCTCGTTATTACTACCATGCCCTGGAGGTTTTGTCGTGTAAGTCCCATTACTTAGCCGCTCCGAGTACGTTTTCGGTGTAGTATTTGCTCGGCGCTTTGCAGTTTTTGAGTGCGGTCGCCATGTATTTTTGCGAGATGCCTTTGCGATCGGCATACTCTAGCAGCTCCTCAAAGGCAGCCTGGCTATTGGCGTTGATGAATTCGTGCGCTTTTCGTACCCAGTACTTCTGGTATTTACCGAAGCCAAACCGTACAAGCCGGTCGTTGAGATACATCCGGGTGTGCTGTGCAATCTCTTTGACCGCCTCGGTTACCTTCGTAAATATGTACTTGCCGTCCTTGACCATTTTACAGAGGCGCGCGAAGTAGTGCTTCGGGTTTGTTTTCTCCTTAGCAGTTGCGATCATTTTACCCCACTCCTCGGCGTGACCGCTCTTTTCGAGCTTCAGCTGGATGCTTCTATAAAAGGGCAAATACGCCATATTATCGATGAGTTCTGATGCTTCCCCTATTCGTGCGAGCATAGTAGCCTGCCGTTTTTCGCCAACCGTGTAAGACATTGTTCCCTCCATTTCGTCTGTACTGCCCAATATACCATTGCGGGCTTTTACGAGCAACTGCGGTTGTGGTTACTCAGGGGATAAGTCTGTGGATATTGTGCAAAACTACCCTTTATTACCGGGTGTATCTATATAGTATATAAAATATTTCTTCATGAAATATCTATATAGTATATAAAATGGTGAGAATAACAGGGGCGTTTACCTGCTATAGGCGGAGCGTACAAAGCCTACAAAAGCACTGTTTACGGCGTTGAGCGCCTTACCAATCTTGTATAGATGGAACTGTTTTTTATTGGCTAGTGCCCCGTCGTAGTAGATTGGTAAAAATTCGCCGAGAGTGTAAGTTTTGTATTTGGTTTTGATTTTGTCGATCATGAATACATGATAGCTTAAAATTGCATAATTGTCAATAGCTATGTATAAATGAGATATTGAATAGGTTTTTACAAGTAACTAAGATGACTTACGTTTTCGGTTCTTTTGAGCCCGGTACTTACCAACCGCAACCTTTGCCTCTGACCGCGCTTGTCGAATAGAAGCACCTTTCCTTAGAGCAGTGCTTAAACCAGCATAATATTTGTTTCGCTCTCCAGAGGACATTTTCTTGTATGCCCTGGTTGAACTTCCTGCACCGCTTCTACCGCCCATATGCTTATCTCCTGTTTGCCTCAATTATATCCCATCTAGTCGGGAATTCATAGATTTTTGGTTTTAAGCCAAATATCATCCTATTCTTATGAATCGAACCATAACACACTATGTTTTGTGGTTCGAGCTTCTCGCATATTTTGTTTAACCCATGCATAAAATACTTGTGGTCTTTATCCGACACTCCAACAAGCGATATGGCAATCGTTGAGTGTTTTGGGACGCCATCAAGACAAAGGTCATTAAAGGGGTGAGTCCAGGATATTGTTGGAATAACATCTATTCCCATTGCCTGCCACAAAGCACCAATTAACCTATTGCGGTATGTGTTGTATATTTGTAGTGCTAATGGCATGTCGCTCCATATGGAAAAATCAGGGGTTAGCGCAATACCTGACTTGAGTGGGTACGCTGAGTACTTTAGTGGGTTTTTCCATACTCTCTCAAATCTGTAGTCGTCGAGGAAGAAATGCATCGCAACTCTATCCTCTGGTTTAATGTCGTCCAGTATTTTTTTACCTATTCCAAACTGCACCAGCCCAGATGGAATAGTGTTGCATGGTTTAAGCATAGGAATACCATATAGACTGTTCGGATCTGGGTCGAACAAAAACTCAAGATTAAGAGCGTCCATATCTGGGGGCTCATTTTTCCATTTATCTATACGGTCCACTGAATGCATAGTTTAAAAATATAACACCTGCCTTAAAAAATCAATTCTACAGATAGCAAAACGACCCTGCAGCTTTCGCTTTCTGGGTCGCTATATATGCCGAATGGAGTTCTAACCTCAAGGATGTCTTACTACCCTAGTGGCTACCATTAAATGTAGCACAACACCGGTGTACAGACTAGGGGGTGTTATAGCATAATCTCCTGCGAAGTACCGGAGCTGGTTTTTTCTTTACTGAAGCGCACAGCACCCCAGCACGCGAATGCCGCCGCTTCGACCGGGTCGCTCTGTATATCTGGGTTCATGCTGGCATAGCCATACATCCCATCGCGCCCGATGTCTCGGCGCTTGACTGTTTTCATTGATACGTTGAGTCCCGGCTGATCGGAGTGAGTAACTAATTTGTTCTCTATTGCATCATTAAAGGCGGCGTATGCTGCTCCGGCTTCTTTTACGTTCGGGGTTAATATCTTTTTACTGATACGCCGCTCCGACCGCACCAACTCCTCGACAAGCAGCTGCGTGCCTGAAGCGCCGTCGATGATGATTTTTTTAGCATTACGCCAACGGTTCTGCAGGAACAGCCACCTGGTAATCCAGCTAATGCCAGCGCTCCGGGGCTTGCGCTCGATTACTTCGACGTGAACCATACCGTAATCCATCAGCACGCCCACGCACAGCGTCGTAGCGCTGCCGTCCGGCGCGAACTTGATACTGTACACGAATGGCGCGTTTTCGGGCAGCTCGACCTTCTCAACGGCAAGCGGCAGCCATTGATCGTCCGTAAAGGCACGCTGGCTTTCGACACCCGCGATCCAGCCCAGGCGCATTTTGTTGAATGAGTCGATCGCCATTTCTCCAGCCTCTTTTTTGACTGCAGATAAAAGCAAGTGGTAACCGAGGCTTGGGTTGGCTGCATACCAAGCGTCCACGTCCGCCGGGTCGGTTATATTCTCCACGCTCCACTCCTGCCAACATACGTCGGTAACTTTGCCCTCGAGTACGTTCCGGCGCTTACGAATGAACACAGTACCAGAGCCACCACCGCTCGGCGGAGTACCGGCGCGAATAGTTTGCTGGTTTTGGT